CTGTGAGGGTTGTATTTAATGGGTTGTACGTAGCACTGTTCTTCCAGTGTCCACCTTCAAACCGCATCCAAGTTGTTAGGGCTTTTACATTTCCCTCAGTTAGAGGAGCCCCCAATCCTGCTAATAAACTTGTGGCAAATTCTGCTTGGCTTCCACTGCTAGACATACTTACAGAGGAACCTGAAGACATGCTTGAGGTATTTGATGCAGCACCAGTAGAAAGTAAGTCACTTGATGAAGGAGCAACAACTGCGCTTATGTAGTTTCCTCCTAGTAAAGCCGAACCGCTTGTGTAGCCAGCAGGATTGACTGGGTTGTTTTTTCCTTTTCTAATTTCAAAGTGCAAGTGAGGACCAGTTACATTTCCTGTAGCACCAGACTTACCAATTCGTTGACCTGCTTTTACGGTGTCTCCTGCGTTGACGCTTTTTGCGCTGAGGTGAGCATAGATGCTTTGATGTCCATCAGCATGCTCGATCATTACCGCTGTACCGTATCCTGAGTCTAGCGCCTCTTTAGAAACAACCCCGTCTTTCCAAGAGGTCACTGGAGTGCCTACTGGAACCGCATAGTCTGTTCCCTTGTGAGTCCCGTTAGTGCCAGACCACATACTTCCTTTTTCACCGTAGCCAGCGGTTATTCCTGCTGCTACTGGTGCAGAACCTTTTGCTCCGCCAATTCCAAACCCTCCACCGTAACCAGTGGCTCCACCACCTTTTCCTTTAGTAAGTGCTGACATTAAAAGTTTTGCAAGAGTTCCAACACTGTCAGCAAGTAAAGCGGTAGTAGTTGCAAGACCAGCACCAACATTTGTAGCACCAACTCCTCCTACAAAACCTTTGATTTGTGCAAAAAACGGAATTGAACCTTCAAGAGCACGATTAAATGCCTCAACTGTATCTGCTGCATTTTCGAAGCCCTTAATCATTGACGCCTCGCCTTTTGTCATCAAAGATGTTTGAGAGGCGTTCATACGTCCTTGAGCAGTAAGCATGGTGTTTGAGTTTTTATCTGTGCCTTGTGCGTTTCCACGCTTTGCAAGATCTGGGTCTCTACCAGCAGAAATATCAATCATTGCTTGATAAAGGAGTTCTTGTTGTGCAGGATCAAAGCCCATAGTCTTTAAGTTTGCACCTAATGCACCTCGCTGGAATGATTCACGTACTTGTTGGGTAGTTGCTTTTCCTCCACCCATTACTCCCATTAACTCTCTTGCAAGTTGTCCTGGAGTCTTTTCTTTTCCAGAAGCGTCTCGTGTATTTATTCCGTACTGGTATAGGTTTGCTCCCATTGGACCAGTTTGGAATCCAGCAATAGCCTGTGTTGCTACAGCGTTGTCCATTCCAAGATACTTATATGCTCCACCAATTTGAGCAGCAGCCTGTTGATAGTTTGCACTTCCAGGCGTATATCCACGACCTGCAAGACCTGCAGCAACAATCGCATCAGAGCCAACGCTAGATAAGCCTCCACCCATTGCACTAAATGTGGCACGTTGCAATTGATTGCGGCTAATTCCAGGTGAAGTCAACCCTGCTTGGTAGTAGCCAAGTGCTCGACCCATAGTTAGTGATAGATCAGGAGTTGCAGCATACATTCCAGCAGGTATCGCCATTGCAAATTTTGCAACTGCACCAAAAGTCTTCAGTTTAGATACTGTTGGATCTTCAGGACCTTCTTGAGCAAATTGAGTTTTACCTTTAGATACTGGGTTACCACCTCCCGCATTAGACATACCTGTTGGTGCAGGAGGTTGTGTAAACCGCGCATTGTCTGTACCAACGCCAGGGCGAGTAGTTCCCTGCATCAGTCCCATGGAACCGCCAGAGGTATTTAGAGCATTATTAACATTTGTAAATGCTTTGCCAGCAACTGCATTTAGTTTTTCAATGGACTTGTAAAGGGACTCAACCTCTTTGGTTAGACCACGGGTCTCTGTAGTCAGCGACTTGATGTTCGCAACCATCTTGTTAGCCATGACTACCCCTTTCTACTAGTTTTGCTGGCTATCTCTAGCCAGTTTTTGCGTTCTCTCACTGACAAAGACTTGATCTCTGTCAGTGTCCATCCGCTGTACTCGTTAGTTAAGACCGACCATTCCGCAAGTAAATGCGTGTATGGCGTAACGCTAGAAGCGAAACAAGGTCCCGAAATTAACGGGAACAGATACCTCACTTTCGCAGTCAGGGCAGGTGACCTGAACCGCATCAAACTGAGGACCACATAGGCGCTTATTGATTGCTTCACTGATAGTGCGACGATCTACAAGGCCCAAATTCTGTACTTGAAGTTTACTTAGTACTGGGGAGTTATCAATCTTCAGTACTGTGTTCTCTAACATGATTGTTGTTAGTTCTGCTGATGTCTTGTCAGAGTTTTGCAACATCTCTTTCTGTGTAGTTCCTGTAGGAAGTTGTACAGTGTATGTCTTATCTCTTCCCTCTACAGTAAAGACACGATCATTGATTGGGTCCATAAGAGCCTTGACTTTAATGTCTGTATCAAGATCAACCTGTACCGTCTTTACCTCTTCGCAACCTTCGCAGTATCCGCCAATGTCGGCAGTCTTACCAAAGGTAGCCTTAAGAATTGCTAGTACCAACATGTCTCTGTCACCAGAGAGGAGTTGGTCTAATAACTTCTCATCGGCTTTTTGATTTCCAACTCGAACTGTTCCACGGTTAAGGATTGTCAAAATTGCTTTACCGATGTTTGCAGCACGAGCAATTGCCTCCTCATCAGAGCCGTTAAGTTCACGAACTTCGGCCTCCGTGATGATCTCCCCAGTGGCTGTTAGATAGCCACCAGGGAGACTCACAGTATTGTCCGAAGGAGGTATGATCTTTACTTCTTCCTGTACTGGCGTTTCAGCCAATGCAGAGTTAATCAAGTTATTTGCCAATGCGGGATTAGCCGCTGCACTAATTGTTTTCGTCATGTTAGTCCTTTGTTAGTATGTAGCCGCTGGTGCTGAGTAGTTTTCTGCCCAGTTGATATCAAAGCCTTCGTGTACAAGTGTCATTTGCTCTACGAATAGTGCGTTGTCACCTGCGTTGAGGTCTGAGTATGCAACTGATGTAGGCCATGCGTTGTATACCTTGAAACGCATTGCTACGTGATCCTGTGAAGTTGTTGTTGTGTCGTTGGCGTTCGGTGATCCAGGGATTGGGTGCGATAGCACTGCAATCTCTAGGTCGCAACGGAAGTTCTGGTCTACTCCACGAGTGGTGTTACCAGCAGTTACTGTTGCAAATAGGTTACGCATCCAGTCCCAGTTCTGACGTGTTCCCAAAAGGACACCACGTTGAAGTGTTAGGGGCGTGAAGGTTGTCTGACCAGGAATCTGGTGAACAGTGGTGTTGTAACCACCTTCACGATAAGGGATAGAGTCAGTAGCAACCGACAATCCCGATACAGAGGTAAACCCAATTGTTGCTTCGGTTAGTCCGATGCTATTTTGAGCAAATCCTCCCTGTGGTTGAAACGTAACTAAAAATCGAAAGTTACGTAATGGATCAGTCAGTAGTGTTGACCGATTGTTAATTACTGCCATTTATTTTTCTCCTTCGGTTTAGTTCAGCGTCTTTTGGCTGAGGTCGATGACGATGAACTCTGCTGGGTATTGCAGTGCAACACCAACCTGGATATGGACTTCGCCATTAGCGATTTGTTGTGCACTGTTGTTCTCAGCATCGCACTTAACAAAGTAAGACTGTGCTGGAGTTGTGCCACGTAGACCACCTTGGTTCCTGTATTCGCCAAGGAAACCATTGAGGACTGTGCGGATTTGTGCCCACAACTTTTCCTCATTGTTTTCAAAGATAGCGAACTCAGTTAAGTTCTTGATGTTCTTACGGATGTAGATGAGAGAGCGACGCATGTTGACATACTTGTTAGCGGTGCCATCTTGCTTCAATGTACGAGCACCCATGACAGAAAGACCAGCGCCAGGAATCTGACGGATTGGGTTTACTGGCGACGTGCTGGCGTTCATTGTGTCTAGTTCTGCAGATGAGAAAGCCTTCTCTACAGAAACAATTCCCTGGATTGCAGCACCGATACCTGCTGGAGCCTTGAACACTCCACGGCTTGCATCAGTTGAAAGGTATAGACCTGCTACAGAACCTGCTGGTCCAATCTTACGAAGTGCTCCTGCGCCACGTCCTAGAGGGTCAGCAATAAATAGGTGTGGGTAGTAGACAGCGGCGTTGCTTGAGTCTGTAAGTGAACCAGCAAAAGACACTGCATTTGCAACCGTTAGATTTGGATCAGTATCAATAACAACAAATCCGTTATTTGATTCTGACCATGAAGTTGCTGCGTCAAATACGCCTGCAACACCTGATGCTAATTCGTTAACTCCAGGTAAGAAGAATACAAGTGGGCGATCAAGTGATGTGAAGTCTTCAAAGACTGCAGATCCTGTTCCCTTGTAATCTGTGTAGTCAGCGGCTACTGGAGTAGTTCCGTTTGATCCACCTGTCA